TGGATAGCTTGTACCATAATAAAATAATTGATAGAGACAAAGCTCCCGATACAATTATACCACAAAAGAAATGTGAAGTCTGTGAAGACTAAGGAGGAAAAAGATATGGAAATAGCTGATGCAATTACTGATGTAGCTGAGGAATTAGCCTTAGTGCATTACGATAAACCTCTAATGGAATTAGAAGAACACGAACGGAAAGAGATTATATTAATAGCTGAGAACGAAGTGTTAGGAATATAAATGAGGAGAAAAATAGATTATGTATTAGAGCCATGTATTTTATGCAACGGAAAAGGTAAGTCAACAGGCGACCCTATTAAGATTGATCTTCCTTGCGTTCATTGTCGTGGTTTGGGTATGGAATATTTAACAAAAAAAGAATGGCATTCAAGAGCTTGTAAAGATAAAAGTTGTAAAGACTTTATACATAGTGATGTTATTTTTGCCTTTAGAAAGGTTTCAGTAGCGTTAGGAACTTAAATGAAGAGAAAAAAACCAACAGTTAAACAGATAGGTGAGTTTACATTAAGTGTTTATGAAAAGGTTAGGCAGCTAGAAAAGATTGCTGTGGGCAATAGCCAAGCCTTCTTACATTACTTGAAAATGAATGGAGAATTGGATAAATTCAATGACTATCTTAAGAACAAAGTTGAAGGACAAGATGGAGAAAAAAGAAAAGAACGTAAAACGAGGAAGAAGAAACAGACAAAGGGGAGCGGAACTACAAAGACAAGTAGTAAACCTCGCAAAAGAGTTCGACCTAGTAGCTCATAATAGAGATAGGGGCGGTGCCCAACATGAGATGGGCGATGTTGAAATTGAAGATAAATACTTTGGATGTAAAAGAAGAAAAGCAATACCACGGTGGGTACTCCCAGAGAAGCAAGAAGAAGGTGTGTTTTTTAGGCAGGATCGTGGACCTTTAATGGTTGCTGTCCCAGCTGATTTTTTATTCTTTATGATGGGTATGATTAAAAAAAGTATACAGGAGTAATATGGAGCAGTTGATGCCAGAGGAAGTCGACATAAAACAAGACCTCAAAGTATAAACGAAAGAGCAGTGAAAGTCTGTAGACTTAAATGAATGTAGTAGCATTCTTGCTCCATATAAATTTGAAAGGATAATTATGGCAAAAAAAGGAAGACCAATAGGCACAACCAGAGCAAATGGATATAAAGTATCTCCAGGGAGACCTCGTTCAAAGAGGGATCCAGTTGTATCATTTTCAGAAAAAATTTTAAAAGGGTTCAAAGCCCTGTTTAGTAAATAAAAATAAAAGAAAAGGGCAAGGTCAGTGAACAGAATCAAAGGAATGTTTTTTCCTCTTAGCCTCATCAGTGTTTACCTCATCGAAAGAGCTAGGGGTTTTCTTTCTTTCCTTCGATCCATATTACCAATTTCACTATCAAGAAGGGTTCTTTCTACTTTCCTCCCTTCACCTTGCCCTACCTCATTTAATCTATGAGAGTCATAAAAAGTGCAAAGTCAAAAAAGAACACCAGACCGAAAAAAACCTCAATTGGTCAAGGTCGTGGGAGTAAGTTCGGAATTAAAGGAAGTAAAAAAAGACACAGGAAAAAATACAATGGACAAGGAAAATAAAATTTCGTTGAAAGCATTAGCAGTAATATCATCATGGAATCAATATAGTAATCAAACGAAAATCAGTAAAATATATCATAAAATAGTTAATAGCATAAGGAGAAAATAATGCCTAAACAAGATAAGCCATTTGATGGCGGCAAGTACACATATGTATTTGAAAACAAATTCAAAGATAGCGATAGCCACCCAGATTTTTCTGGGAGCAACTTGATAGTTAACGGCGAAGAAAAAGATGTTGCGATCTGGCAGGGGGTTTCAAAGAAAACTGGAGCTAAATACCTTAGCCTTCAGATCAAAGAGCCTTATAAAAAGGACAAAGGTGGGGACACCCAACCAAAAGATGGAGATTTACCCTTTTAAATCAGCATTTTTTGACAAATTGAAAACTACATATATAAGTGCCCCTCTGTGGGCACTTTGTATGTAGTCAAGGTTATTATCGAATATATTATTTTATCGCCGTATTCGGCGAATTAGAGGCACTTTTCCCTCGTGAAAATGAACAAAATATAGGTATGATGGAATATTGTAAAATTATAGACAAAACCTGCCCACACGCATCAAAATCCAATTATGATCCTATGATTGATGGATCTGGCAAGCTAGAAAAAACATTTTGTGGGATGATGACAGGTCATGATTGTAGAGTTGATGAGCTAAAGATGTGCTGGCTTGGTATGACTAACTCCCAACGGAGTGTTCATCGAAAGAAAATGAAAGTTAGATACGAAAGTTATAAATTAAGTAGGGGGTAGATCTAATTGTATTTCTCTTCTTCTTTCTAATTTTCTCTTATACCTATCCATTACCGCAGAAATTCCTATATCTTCATATGTAAGGCTTTTTTCTGGGTAGGCACTATTCCACTCTTTTAAAATCTTTATAGCTTCTCGTTTATTCCTAATTATCAAGGCATCTAATATTCTATTTTTTATAACCCCCCTGCGAAAGGTTAAATATGAATCTCTTTGTTGATCAGTTTGAAATCTTCTCCCAACTCTAGTGGGAAACGCACCAAAAATACGAGAAACCCTAGATGGGGCCCGCTTAATTGCTGCGTCTAAGCCAAACTCTCCCGACTCTTGCCAAAATCTAATCGTCGTATCATATATTTTTTCAACATCAGAAAGTACCGCTGGTTTAGCTAAAAACTCCATAGCGTGGAGCTTGTCTTCCGCACCTATTATATCTGAAACGAGACCAAAGGCACCAGCGGAAGCTACTGTATTCAATATTTCGCCAACACTAACTTCGTTTTTTAATTTTTTTATCCCAGAAGACAGTCCATCGTCATAATCAAATCTGAGTGAATAATTTTCGTTATATACATCCTCCCCTGACATCACTCTTGTGATAAGCTGCTTTGCTGTATTCATAAACAGACCCCCAGCAAAGCCCCCAGCCACTAATCTTAATACAGGTAATGGGTTTTTATACTCAACCCACTCTTTTCTTAGGGTTTCAGAAATCCAATTAGCCTGTTTATATCCAAATCTTTTAAATAGCACAAAAGGCCTAAACCTTGGGTCATTAAAAAACAAAGGATCGTTCAATATATTCTGCTGTAGCTGTGAATCTCTAGCGAACTCATACATTGCCCTTGTAATTTTTTTCTGTGTTCCCGCTGATGTGTTTTCCAAGTTTAGGTTACTTTTCTCTGTCAGCCCATGTTTTTTAAGCTCTGTCCTAGCCCTCTCTCTTCCCACTCTAGTCTTTCCCATAATTTTACCGCCCTTGGCTATCTGCTGTTGCTTTAAAAGGTACTCATACATAGTGGCAGCTGCGCTGTTATAATTCCATTTGTTAATACCCTTAAACCCAAGATATGTAGTAGTGGCATTAGCAAATTTCCCAAACATTCCTATTTCTGTATAGTCAGACCCAAATATTTGCTTAAGGATATCCATATTATTATACCCGATCCTTTTTTCTATCATTTTTCTATATTTGGAATCGGTTTTAAATTTTTTCATTCCATTAATCATTGGTCCATATCCTAAAGCTACAGCGGTAGAGATAAACGGTTGAGTTAGGTTTACGACAGCACCAAAGCCCAAACCAATTTTTGTTGCCACCTGAAATTGAGTCATGTTATTCCATGCATTTTTCCAATATGGGGTGTAATTAAAGCTAGGATCTGTTTCTATGTTCCCCGTAAAGGATGAAAAAGCTTTATCTAATATATCTGCCTCTCCATGTCTATTCTGCTCTCTAAGCATTTCTAGGGCTGCTCCTATTCTCTCATTCTTTTTACCAAAATTCTCAACAGCTGCTTTCCTTTTTGAATATTGGGATGCATATCTTGCCATTAATTTACCAACATTCTTTTCAAGGAATTCAGATGGTAAATCTAATACTCGTGCCTTCTCTAGATTATAAGCAATGTCATACCGCAAAGACCATCCTTCGGTCTTTAACTTGTTAAAAGCTTGCATTGCTTGATGGGGAGAGCCCTGGAACTGCCTCATTATATGCTGAAAAGACTTTACTGTCTCTGGAGCCGCTCTCGATGGCCCAATTTGATTTCCGTCCTTATCCAGCCCTAAAAATTTCCTTATAATACCCTCTACTTCTGTTGGGTTTTTTGGATTTAATGAAAATAAATCTCTTTGATAGTCTCTGTTATTATGTATTATTGATTCAATATCTTTTCTTATAATCTCCAAAACCTCAGTCTTATAAAGTTGTGGCATATAATTTTCTTTATATTTTTGTACAGGGATGCCCGCCTCTTTGGCTTTAACGTACATTGCATCCAAGGTATTTCTTAAACTAGCAGGGTTTACTCCGCCAATGTCAATATCTACAACTTTACCCGTCTTTACTTCTATAAGCTTTCCGTCTTTAAGCTCTAAGCCTCTACCCCCTTTGTGCTTCTCACTTGTCATTATATCATATAAGTTAGTGTATTGCTCTGGGGTTGGTCCTTTTTTACCACCGATTCCTGCTTTTTCAAAAGAATTCAAAACAATACTTAGTTCGTGGTGAGCGGTAAAATCAGCCTGTAACATTTTTTCTTTTGAATATTGACTAAATGGATGCGTTAATCTGTTCTTAACCTGTCTGAAGCCAGTTAATATATTATAAAGAGGTTCAGGGAGCCTTTCTTTTAATATTCCATCTCTATGAATATCTACTAATGAACTTCTAAAAGCTGGATCTGTAGACTTATCTTTTACAAAGGTTGATATAAATTCTTTTCTTTTGTAGTGCTCATACAGTGCTCTATGTTGCTGATTATTTATAGGTCCCGCTTCTGGAATGCCTATTTTTTTTAAGTCAGCCTGATGGGTCTTATCTGATACTTTAAGTTTCTTTTTAATTGAAGACCACCCATCAGCTAGGGATTGCTTTATGCTTTTGCCTGGGGTTATTGGATCTGTTTCTCGTGTGTACCGATCCAAAAAATCTCTCTTTGACATCTTTTTCTTTTGTCCAGGCTTCCATAAAGTTCCAGCCGATTTTGGACCCGCCCCTACCTCTGTAATAGTAAAGGTGACCTCGTTTGGAGTTTTAATAACCCCGCCAATATCTGTATAATCACCTTTTTTTGCTCTGCCTTGCGGTTTAACTTTAAAATCTGTGGGGGTCTCATAAAAATCCTTAGCGGTAATTTTTACTTTTGTTCCAGTGGATGGATCTATCCACACCTCTTCACCAATATTGGCCTGAGATATTTTGTCGTAATATTCTCCTGCACCTTTTCTTTTTTCTGCTCGAACTTTTTGAGGAGATATAGCGTCCATTTCTTTCTGTCTGTGTTTATCCGCTATGTCTTTACGAAGTTTAAAAAGACCTTTTGATGCCCCCAATCCACCAACTACTCCCGCTGCGTGAATCCATTCCTCTGCTCTGGGAAGTCTAAATTCGCCTCTCATTGCATCCTCTATTGTTGGGATAGATCCGAACGCTGCTATTTCTATTCCTTTATCGCCTCCAATGGCGGCAAAGTCTTGAGTCCTAGGTGATAATTTTACTGTTGCTTTTCTTCCAGCCATTCTTCCTAACTGGCCCAAACCACCAGTAACAGCTCCTATAGCCGCTCCATGGACAGACCCCTTGCCAAACCCATATGCAAATGATTTTGTTGCATCTGCCAATCCTTGAATGTGGTCTTTATCTCTATCTTGCAGTACCTGTAACTCAGCACTTTGAAGACCTGAATAAAATCCAAAACCTCCCGCTCCTACGGCCGCTCTCATCTGCATTTTCCCCGCATCTGAGGCAAGTCCAGCCGCCGCTCTTATTTGAGCTCTCCCAGCATTCGCCGCCGCATCCTTCATCCCCGCCTCTGTCATTTCTGCGACAATATGTTTTGGGAGGTTCGTCTGCCTTAAGGCGAGTTGAGCGGCTTTAGTCCCATATTTATTTAAAGCTTTTGCGGCTATACCTCCCCCAGTTGCCATTGCTAAAATATCTGTGGGGGTAATAAAGCTAGAGATAGTAGCCATAATATCTCTAAACATTCCAGGGTTGTATTGGGGATCTATTTCAAAGAATTGTTTACCAGCTATCATCTGATAAGCCATTCCTTCTATGCTGTTATTGTAGCCCTGTTTATAGAAATCAGGTAGCCAATCTTCAGGAATTATGCCATATAGCCTTTTTCTTTCATCCTCATGACCGCTAGGATCGTCTAAGCCTGAAAAGTCGAATCTAAAATCAGCTACTCTACTTTTAGGACTTCTTATTCCATATGATGGCATTATCTATAATATCGCCCTGTAGCGGCTTCCCGTCTTTTCATTCCAGCTTGCGATATTTTCTTTTGAGCCCCTAGGTTAGCTTGGGCTTTATTTAGAAGGTTTTCAATTTTTATTAACTCTTTTGCTTGATTTTCATTCAATCTTCCAATCCCTTGGAGTCGAGATAATATATTTTTTTTGCTAATCAGATTATCTATTTCATCTTTTAGTTGATCAATGTTTTTATATGATTCAGCCCTAGCTTCAGTTTCTTGTTTTTCTATTTCTTCAGCTGTGGGAATTAAGACTTCTTCATCACCCTTATCATCATCTTCTTCGCCCTCTTCCTCTTTTAGCATTCCAAATTTCTTTTTTATCTCATTTATATCATCCAATGGATTTGTAAGCCAAGTATCTCTAGCTTGTGGGTTATCCCATATCATTGAAATGTCCTCTTCAGAAAAAGGTGCAACCCCTTCAGGTACCGCTGGAGATTGGATAGAACTGACTGTTGCCATTCTCGCCTGAGATATAGCTCGTTCATAGCTTCCCATATTATAGCCATCTTTAAATCCACCCGCTGGATCTTTTTGCTCTTGGTTTATTTGTTCTACCGCAGTTTTAAATATCTCAGAATCTGTTACCTCTTTACTTGTTACATTATATTCCGCTTCTAATTCTTTAGCTTTTCGACTAAGCATTGCACTTGCCCCTGGAAAATGACTATCCAACTCTTCTGTGTGTAACCTTAAATATTCTCTGATTTTAAATGGATTGTTCTCTTGCATTAAATTTGATTTTATTGGCTCGATGCCCTCTTTTTCTATTCCACGGCTTTCAATATTATCAGCCAACATATTGTATGAATTTTTACCTGTGCTCTCTGCTAGTGCTCGATATTGCTTTACTTGCTCCTTATAATCATCTGCTATTTGTTGTATTGCAGTTACTTGCTCTCTTTCATTTTCATCGGCTTTTCTTTTTTCAAACTCCATCTTAGCAATTTGATTTCTCTCTTGAGCAATATCTAGTTGACCTTTTTGATATGTGCTTTGCTGATCTAGGCTATCTTGACGATATTGATTTAAATCATCATCCGCATCTCTTTTTTGCTGTAACGCTGCGTAGTCTAATTTTAGCTTTTCTTGCCTAGCTGTATCCGCTTTAGCCATTTGGGCTAATGGAACAATAGCGTCCCATATGCTCGTTGTATCTTCCTGAACAATAGGAACTCTTCCTATGCCTGTGTATTGTGAGTCTATTCCGTTTGCCATTTTTTATCTATTAACCTTTTTTCCTCCAGGACCTACGGTCATTTGACCTGTCTTTTGATATGGATCTGTTATTTTATATTGAGTAGCATATGCAGGCAATGATGGATCTTGTCCTGTCGCAGCAGCTTGAGCTTGGGCTTTTTGCTGTGCAATCATAGCGTCATATGCTGGACCTGTTAATTGATTATCTGGGTCCATTGCTCCTAATCCTGGATCTATTTGTTTTGAAGTGTCGCTTGGGCCTGTCATTGTAGAAGGATCTTGAGTCGCTGTAAGATCTGTTTGGGTCATTGCTTGTCCTGTCCCTGCACTTACTCCTGCTCCTGCTCCTGTACCTGCCATCCCAGCTCCAGACTGTTGTAATTGTAAAGCCCTATCATACATTGAAGATTGAGCTTTAGACAGAGCTTGTTGACCAGCCGCTACACGACCTGCTATTTGTTGTCTTACTCCGTACATTCCTCTTCCGTACTGAGATGCTAATTGATCAGCACTTAACTGTCTTCCTGATCTTGCTAATCCCAATGCTTGCTGTTGTGCACCTCCGCCTGCAAATCCTGATGCTCCACCAGCTTGTTGTGCCGTCATTACATCTTGTAATAAACTTGCCCTTAAACCTTGTTTTGATTGTCCAGCCTGCTGTCTTAATTGAGCTCTTTGTTCTCCCATCATACCAGCATAACCTTCCTCAGTCCCAGCTTTTTTCATCGCTTCACTAATAGGGGTAAAATATCCACCATATTTAGATGCATCAAATCCAAACTGAGAAGCTATATCTCCACCCGATGTTGCCCCTAATAAAGATTGACCTGTTGGAGATGTTAACGCTTGTCCCTGTCCTCCTCCAGTCATCGCTCCTCCTCCAGCTGTTGTGCCTCCTCCTGGCGTTGAATATTCCGATGTCGATGTAACCGCTGGGCTTGCAGCTGCCTGCATCTGAGTTCCCACGGATGGCTGAGTAACTGTCTGCATTCCCTCTCCTTTTGGAGGGGTCATAGCAGATTGTCCCGCAGTTGCAGGTGATGTACCTGCTGGCATTCCTAAATTTGTTCCTATTACCGCTCCTTCTCCTCCGCCTAATTTTGTTGATACTCCTGCACTAGGGCTAGTCATTGGAGGTGCTCCTGCCAATGCTAAAAGTGGAGGTGCGGTTGGTGATGTGGGGGGTGCTACAACTGATTCTGCTGATGGATAAGCACTTGGTCCTACATTTTTACCTTCTCCAGGGTCGTATGTAGTTGGTCCTGGCTGTGTTGGGGTTGCAACATCTTTGAAAGATTTTAAGGTTCCTAAACCTCCACTTGCTTCAGAAAATGGGGCTCCTTTTGGACTTCCCTGCACTGTTGGGGCGGGACCTTTTGTCGCCTCTTGTGTTGCTATAGCTGGTGGACCAACCTCTTGCTTCGCTGGGTATGCTCCCCCAAGTGACATTCCTTCTTTAGTCGGCCCTTCTTCTCCTCCAATTGATGCGGTGGGAAGTGCGCTGGACCCTCCTCCTGTTGCAGATGGGGTTGCAGGCGTTAAAGCTGTTCCTCCTACTATAGCCTCTTCTCCGCCTCCGATACCTGGACCTCCCTTAGGTGATGATGGGGCTGCTGGTTGAGAGGGTTGAGCTGGTTGAGGGGGTTGAGCTGGTTGGACTGGTGTTGGTGGTTGAACCTGTGTCATCCCACCTAAAGCTTCCTGCGTAAATCCTTTATTTTCATCTGATGTTATATTAGCCCCACTTGTAGAGACCATTGGAGCCGCTGGTTGGGGCATAGGTACTGGCGGTGCAGGCTTAGGTATAACTGCTGGTGTTGGTGTAGAAACTGGTGGAGCTGGGGTAGGTGGTGTAAATGCAGTACCTGCACTCGGCACTCCCATACCTTGACCGTACGCAGCTCCTTCCGCCATACCTAATTGAGATATTCCAGAGGTTGGTTGAGTTTGACCTTTGAGAGGTGGTGGCATTAAGCCTTCACCTGCTGTTGCTCCTAATAAACTTTCTTTAAATGGTGGCATCCTTAACCTATAATTTTATTTGGATTAAAATGACCTATTTGACCAGAAATTAACATATCTGTAACCATAGACCTTTTTGGCTTATTATAACTTTTAGAAACTTTCGATGCAGATCTATCAGTTAATGCTGTTTTTCTAACAGGGGATTGGTTTGCTTGTGCAGGAAACAGTTTTCCGTACAAGTCCCCCTTCTCTATATCCGCTCTTTTATCTTTCCATGCAATAAACTTATCAAGATCTTTTTGCCCAATTGATAGCCTTCCTCTGCTGTCCCCAATCGTAGGCTGTGGCAACTCTAAACTACTTGGGGCTTCTATGTTTCCAATTTTAACTGGCTCTGGCAATCCAGTAGTTTTACCGCTTAAAACATCCCACACTGCCCCTATTCCTTTTTCTTTTGCTACTCCATATGAGCTTTTAGCAAGACTTAATAAGGTCTCAGCTTTAGGTGCTAGTGCCTTTCCTGCCATATAGCCTCTTCCTACATCCATCGCAGCATCCCAGAATCCATATTTACCCATTTTATCAACATTCTCAGTTAATCTAGATAAATCACCCTGTCTGAATTGTAAATTTTGAAGCCCTCTTTGAAGAAAATTTCCCTGTCCTGTATATCCCATCACATCTCCACCTTGTTGATACTCTTTAAATAACATACTCCTTGGGTGAATACCTGGGACCATACCGCCCTCTTCGCCGAATAGAAACCCTCCAAGTCCTCCAATAGCTCCGCCAATTAAAGTTCCCACCCCTGGAACAGCGCTTCCAATCTTAGCTCCTATTGTAGCTCCAGTAGCGGCTGAACTTATTTTTTTACCTTTCTTTGCAGCCTCCGCTTGCCTATCCGCCCCTCTTTGCCTTTCCTCTTGCGCGTGTTTAGATTGTGCTATTTGGGCGTCTAACTGAGCTTGTCTTTCAAATTCAATATCTCGTGACATTTCATATCCAGTCTTTGAAAAGTCTGTTTGGAAGTCAGTCATTGCCATTTGTGGTGCATACATTTCGAATACATCAGAACTAATACCTCCAGCAGGTCCTACTGCTTGTCCAAATTTTGGTAGTCTTGGGTTTTGTACTTCTACATTAGGCATAATATTTTTCTCCATTTAAATTTATATTTACCAGCGGTAATATTAAACATTTATGTTTTCTTTTTTTCATTTAACTTCGGCTCCCATAATACTCTACAATTATCTCCAAAGCTCCTGAACTTGGATTGGTTGTTCCATTCCCTGTCCCCGCATTACAAACATAAAGATACTGATCAGATGAGCCAACCCTAACAGTGTCTCTACATATCCAAGTGTCTCCAACTTGATTTAAATCTATATCTGTTGCACTGGCACTATCAGAACTATCTGTATTAGTTACGCCAGCTCCAAGTAATTCAGTCCCCGATGAAATGCTTGAGTCGGCAGCGGTTCCTGATGTGGCTGACATTTGAATGTTAACTTTATGAGTTCCTAAGTTACTGTCTTCATTAACCCTCGCAGCTATCTCTGTAATAATAGAGTTTGCGGGAAGTTTTGTATTTTTTAATTCCATAGCAACTGTATTGTCAGAACTGTGAGCATATGATATTAATTGCTTTGTAAGGATTCGGTGTTTTGTGTGCCCTATTCTTTGATTTGGAGCTCTCTCTGCTGACACAATTCTAAAGGAGGCGGAATTAGCAGTGGTTTCAAGAACTACGGTTATGACATCATCACCATCTGTCCCGTTAGGGATGTTGGTATCGTTCCATCTCATGTGTCCATTGACGAATTCATACGGAGAGTGATAGTAGGTATGTCCACCGTTGGCTTGAACTTCATATATTTTACCTGCACTATTAGAGTTGTCTGCGCTCCCATATGAATCAGCACTTGGGGGCTTCCCACATCTAATTGCAAAATCATCGGCTGCAAAATACAAAGTTACTCTAGTTGATGCCCCTCCAGCTATCTCTGTGTATTGTGAGGGTTCATCTCCTGTCCTAGGTAAAACAATTCCAGCAATTGTATTTTTATACCATTCATTGCCATTATCAATAAAAACAGAACTTGCTCTATGCCCGTACCTACTGCCATCGAGATAAAGAATAGTTCCATAAAAATATAATGTTACATTTGTTCCATCCGCTGTGGCATTTACATTAGAAACAGCAGAGGGTTGAGTCCCAGCATCCTCTCCAATATATGTGCCAATTGTAAATGATGTTGTGCTTGGCAATGACTTCACAACTGCGTGCTCAGGAATTCCAGTTCCAACCACATTCATACCAATCTTTATTTTCCCATTTACTATGTTCGTACTGTCGCACGCTATTGTATGGCTTCCATCTGTAGTGTCACAGGTTGAATCAGCTACATAATCAAAATACTTATCGGTTTTAGTGGTCCCAATATTTCCATCGCCTATCCCAATAATAGCCTCTTTGATAGCAGATGCGTGTATCTCTCCCCTTGTTCGCACTCTAGCATTAGGCCCTGCGTTTAAAGATGTGACAAACTGCCCCTGATCAAATCTACTCATATCAGAGACTTTAGCTGTGTTGGAAGATTGATATCCTCCATCGAAAGACGTTAGCACCTTACCCTTAGTATCGTCAAAATAACTTAACACATCACCTTCTTTAGCTTCGGTCTTTGGGATGTCTGGAGCCCTGTTTTTACTGGGCGTATCAAATGTTTTTACCTGCCTTGCCTTCGCAGGGGGAGCTCCCCTTCCAAAGCGTCTATTATACTTAGATGTGTCGATTTTAACAAAGCCCATTAGGTTGCAGGTACCCTTCCGTATAACTCTCTATATTCAATAGAGATGTCGTTAATATCAATTTTACTAGCATTGCTAGTTGGTCCATTAAATCTTAATGTAAGACTTTGGCAGTTAATAGGGGTCGTAAATGTGAACTTATGGATTTCCCAACTAGTGGCCTGATCTAATGTGTTGTTTGCAATTGCAGTTGAATTATCACCGTCTACGGTTACAAAGCTTGTTCCCCCATTTGTGGAGTAGCTTAAAAAATTAGATACACTATTACTGTCAGAATGTTTATAAGTTATGTATATATCATACACTTTCTTTTTCTTTCCAGGTGAGCCAAAATCAATATCCTTTGTGGAAAATAAGAACCCAGTGGATGTTTGGCTATCTGATTGCCAAGATCTAATTGTTACCGTATCTAAAGTCTCAGACGCATATATCAAATCACCATTCCAGTCGTATTCAAAATTAGACGCAACTCCACCGCTGGTAAGCCTGTTCTTACCAAACCAAAATGATTGGGTTTCCATATCATACACAACAACATCGGCTCCATTTCCTCCGAATGTTGTATTACTTGTTGTACTGCTACAGTCTATGTTTATAATTATTTCTTTATCTTTTTGAGAATATCCAACGATAGAATTGGCAGTAATTAATTTACCCCATGCATTAAAGCCATAATCATCAGTCCCATGCCCGTTTAATATTCTACCTTCTGATAATTCAGCTATTCCTCCACCTTCTTGATATATAAAAAGACCATTAGGGTTTACCCATGCTAGTCCAAAATCTGTTTTAAATATAGCCGCTGGATGTAAAATACCCATACCTTTGTGCGTTGCCTCAAGATACCACCCAGCTGGGCTTGGGTTAGATATATTTATTATGTACAATGTGTCTGCTTTATAAGCAAATAATCTATCGCCTACTGTTTCTAGCTTTAGATATGGTTCCGCATCTCCCTTTATTACATCTATAAAATTACTTGATGGGAAAACATCTGGTTTATTAGCAGGAGAATACATAATTCTATCCGCCTCTTGAACTTGATTCCCATCAGACCCAGTCATTTTTACATTAGCCACAAACATTCTGCGGTTAGCAAATACTGCTGTTTTATATCCATCCCCAGCGTTCCCTATAATTAATGGTCCATCACTGCTTCTATATCCATTTAGAGTAGCGTATGTATCAATAGGGGGATCTGGGATAACAATTTCTGCGGATGCCTGATTACTGACGACGGTCCAGTTGGCAAATTTGTCACCCATTTTAGATCGTATGCCATATGCGTGGCTATCTGATGAGGTACCAGTAATATCGACATCTACTAAAAGATTCCATTCACCCTGAACGGCTGGCGCCGCAGCTGAAGACCCTAATCCAGATGAGTATTTCCAATATATTCTCGCTCCAGTCTGTCTTGCATCATAATTCGTACTGCTTGCGTTAGCTGCATACACCGCTACCTGTAATGCTCTATCCTCATTTACATCGCTTGCCCCCAAACCATCAGCACAAATAGATATCGCCGACTCCTGATTCCCATCATATACGAATGACATACCAAATATATAAGTATCAGAAGCCCATGTCCCAGTTATTCCACTTGTCGATTCTATTTTAAAATTAAATTGAGCATTGTCATAGGTTGCACTGCTTACTAAAGTATTTTGAGTGTCGTTAGTGGTTGGAGCTGGAAGATTGTTTGACCCAGCATAGAAGCCAGATCTGTCCACTCCCAATTGACTTCGCTTAATATACATATAATATTTAATGGTACTAGCATTAGACAGATTGGTATCTGCTACTCTTATCCCATTATTTATTGCAGTTATTATCGGTAAGCAATCTGTTTGATCGCTACTAACATCTACACTGACGGTTGCCCAAGAATTATTTGTATAATCCCACAGGTTTAGTTCACCACTTTGGTCAACAACAGCAAGATAATGCTCACCTGTGTTAGCCCCGCCTTCAGTCCAATCTAGCTCAAAGTGTTTAAATCCATACCCTGCACTATTTACAATATCTGTAGAAGCAAGTGTATTGATTGATTTTGATGAAGCTGAGTTGTTTACTTGGCGAGGTGTTCCACTCCCATTACCCATAGTACGGATAGAACCAACCCGATCACCCATAGCATCCTGTGAGTAACCGAGTTGGTTATCCTGTATATCTCTAGGGTTAAACTGTGTGTTTATCCCGCCAGAAAAATCCCTTAATACTGCAATACCTCTTGGCATTACTTAGGATTCAATGCCTTTCTTAATTCAGCCACTATCTTATCGTCAGCTTCAGTTTCAGTCATATCGGCTACAATGTCGAGAATAAATAGAATGGTCTCTGTGACTCCGACCTTCCGAAGAACTTGTGCAATTGTCTTCTTAACTATCTTATTTGCCCAAGCGTTTAATTTAACCTTAGCCACATTACCCTCCGTTCTTAGCCTTGCCAAAATTAGCCCCTAGGAAATTCACCACATCCAGAATCATCTGGACGATCCTATCGTCGCTTTTATTTGGCGTCATTGAAGCTATAACTGCAAATCCACCCACAATTCCACCTACGGCAGAAAGTATTTGCATATAGTTGTTCATGACATAACTAATCATTTCGCTCATGTTAACTCCTTTGTTTATTTGAGTTCATACGATCAATGCTGTCCCCTATATCCATTTCAGAGAAACCAACTTGATCTTTCCTTATTGCAGTAGCCCATGCTCCGCCCTCCCTAACAATAGCGTAAGGGAGAGTAACAACCCTGTCTAATTTTCCACCTTTACAGGTTGAACATTTGCTGCCAACAAGTGGATCTTCAGAGGATTTCGTCATCATATTGGAATAGATATCCTCAAGATTCTTACACTTCTTGCATACATATTGGTATAAAGGCATTATTTATCCTGCAATTCTTTTTTAATCTTTATTATTATATATACTAATGTCGCTAAAGAAACGAGCATTTGCAATATCATTGGTAGGTTTACCCACCATATTCCGACGCCCACGACGCCATTCCCTATAGTTTTCAACGAATCAATCACTCCTACGATTTTCCATTTATTCTAGACACCGACCCTTTTATTTCCATGACGATATCGCCAAGATCGTTTAATTCTTCTACCGTTTTTTCATAACGTCTGTCACGAACCTCATCTGATCGGTTCCATCTATTTATGAGAGCTATAACCTTTTCATCTGTTTCATGTAATTTTTTCATTAAGGTTTTTTGTAGAAACATAATCTGACCAGCAAAAAGCGTGATCATAACTCCAACTACCCCCCACTCTTGTATATTAAAATCCGCCATTATCTTCTCTTCAGTCCTAATTTCTCCATTAAAGTTTTATTCTCAATTTCTAATTCTTCAGCATGATGTTCTAATTCTTCAACATGAGCCTTCTCCATATCATGCATTTTAGAGGTTAACACCACCAATTCTTCGTGCATATCTCCAATACTTCTATCCATACTTGCAAACTTCATCTGTATCTGATAGTATGCTGCTATCATCATAGAGATACCAATCATAGCCTTTATTAAGAATGCTATGCTGATATGTACTTGCGATTCTGAGTTTAACCCTTTATTCATGCCCATTGTTTATTCGTTGAGCATCAATATAAAATCTTTCAAAATCAATAGAGGTACTATCAAGTTGCATCTGTATTGTCATTAATAAAGAATCAACTTCAAACATCTCCCTTGCTAAGTCTTCTCTAGTTTTGCCTAGATACCATTCATCTGCACAGGACAATAAGATAAGCCCTGACATAAATACTGCAAACGCAGCTCCAATTGTCCACCTTAATACTTTATTCATTTCTTTCCAGTCTGGTACCGCTTTCATCTTCTATCTCTAATGTAAATGGTTCAACTTCTGTCGTATCGGGAGGTGTATATATCCCAATCTTTTCTTCAAATTTATTTACAGCAGGTTCTAATGTTCCTTTAGCATCTGCAATAAGTATAACTACTGCTACTACACAATGTAAGTAAAACCAAGTCATTAGTTTTTCTTCCCCCCACTATCTGTTCT